CCTTTCCGGACGAGGTTCAAGTGGCTTTTTTTATGTTTAATTTATTGTCTGATAACTGGGAAGGAATGTCGGGCTCCTACATGGGAAAAGATTGGTCACACTGTGCACACTTGTTCTCAGTTTTCGAAATTGAAGATCCAAAAGTTACTATGTATTTTATGAAACTATATGAAAACATACTCATGACTCATAGAATGGAAGAAGCGGCTAAACAAAGAAAAGCAGACGAGCGAAAAAGACAAACAGCGGGTAAAACATACGCCCATAATGTAAGAGGATAATGGCTAAGAAAAACCAAGTTTTTATAGACGTAGTAATTGACGATAAAGGCACGACAAAACGTGTGGCCGTCAATGCGAAAAAGTTAGGTATTGAGCTTGACAAGGCCGGTGTCGCATCTGATAAAGCTTCTAGAGGTCAGAATAAGTTAAACAAATCTTCAAAAGACCTAGATAGAAATATGCGGGGAACCGCAAAAATGACGTCTAACGGCACAAAAGAATTCTCAAAAATGTCTCAAGGCATGGGAGGGCTTGTAGGTGTTTACGCGACTCTTGCTGCTCAGGTATTCGCAGTTAGTGCCGCTTTCCAGTTTCTACAAGGTGCGAGTGATTTTCGAAATCTAATTGCAGGCCAAGAAGCTTTGGGAGCTGTTTCAGGAACAGCATATAAAACAATTACAAATAGCATTATTGAAGCAACAGATGCACAGATAAAGTATGCAGATGCGGCCAGAGCCGCAGCTATCGGTAGTGCCGCAGGTCTTACTTCCACTCAGCTAACAGAACTCGGAGAGGTAGCTAGAAATGCTTCTTTCGCATTAGGAAGAGATTTAACAGACTCTTTTAATCGTCTTGTAAGAGGTGTGACAAAAGCAGAACCAGAACTTTTAGATGAACTTGGTATTATTCTTCGACTAGAGACCGCAACAGAAAAATATGCAGAAAAGATAGGAGAGACTGTATCAAACTTAACTGCCTTTCAAAGAAGCCAGGCAGTAGCAAACGAAGTTTTAGAGCAAGGAGAGCGTAAGTTTGCAGCAATAGAAGCTTTAATGGACCCAAATGCGGCGGCTCTTCAGCAATTTGCAAAATCATTTGATGACTTATTTAACTCTTTTAAAGTAGGAGTTATAGAAGGTCTTACCCCCGTTCTTCAATTCCTTAGCAAAAACACTCTTGCACTTACAGCATCTCTTGCTCTCTTTGCAATCCCTATTATAAAAGCAATCATTCCAAACTTAGATGAGTGGAGAAAAAACTCAAAACTACTGTATGATGAACATAAGGAAGATGCTGCTAAATATATGCAGCGATCCCAAGAGCAGTCAGCAATATTAAAAACTCTTACTAATGATCAAGACGAACTTGAAAAGTCTACTAGAGCAACTATAGCGACACAAGGAAAAGCTGCAGATAAAGGCGGCCTAGGGTTTGTAGCAGGAGGTACTGATAGTGGGCAGGCAAGGGCTGCTGCACGACAAGGTTTAAAGCAGGCAGAGGATGATCTAAGAAAACATGGAGAAGTTAGAAACGGAATCTTTAAAGGCTTTACAGCAAAAGAAGTAGCTATTGCAAGAGCTTCTTATAATCAGAGAGCAGGTTTAGCAGAGAAGCATACCGCCCTAATAAAAAGAAAGTTAGATAGTATAGGAGTGCGTGCAAAGATTGTATTTAACAGTATGCAAACCACTTTTTCTAAAGCAATGGCGGGAATGACAAAAGTAGCCGCCGCTGGTGCAAGAGCAATTAATATAGCCATGAGCCTTGCAGGGCTTATTGGTGTTATTACAATGGTGGGTGCTGGATTAAAAGCTGTGTATGACTACTTTTTTCCTTTAAGCGAGGAGGCACAGCGACAAGCAGACCAAATTGAGAAGCTTACGGACAAATATAAAGATCTAGGGTTCGAAATGGAAAGGGCTAGAGAAGCGAGAGAAACTTTAACTACGGGTTCTATGGACGCTACAAATATTGGGCAAGTATTACAGAGTGTGGACGTTGCAAAGACTGTTGAGAATATAAATCAACTGGCTAACATGACAGATAAAGGCTCAGAAGAGTTTGTTACGTATAGAAATAGGCTATTAAGAGTGACAAAAGAGCTGTCTGAGATCGATCCTAAGTTTAAAGCTCTTGAAGAAGCCGTGAAAGGGAATACAGAAGTTACTAAAACTCAAGGAAAAGCAGCCATGAAGCAAGCCGATAGCTTAATGGAGACAGGTGCAGCAATAAGTGGGCTTCCTGAAACTGTTGGAGCTGCTGATAAAGCTTTTACATCGTTATATAATACTCTGATCAAAAAGAGCCCTATAGACACATTTTTAAACCAAGAAAAATTAGTAGTAAAAGGACTAGGGGAGACGAAAAAAGCAATACAAGACAATATTAAAACGATAGAGAACAGACTTGAAATCGCGGCAGCAGCAAATAAGAAGCAAGCCGAAGCCGATGAAAAAATGATTAACAACATGAAGATTCAGGACAAAGACGGTTACAGGAAAAAGTTTGCGTTAATGGATGAAGAGGAGAAAAGAGCAGTCAGATTGTATAAAGCTTCCATCGCCAGTCATGCGCCGACTCGAGGTGAACAGATTGAAGGTACCATGACTGATCAACAAATAAAAGACGAAAAGAAAAGAATAGAACAAAGCAAGAAAGACTTAACAGAAACCACAAAATTAGAAACGGAGAGGAGCGTAAGACAGGAAGCTTTTAATAGTTTAAAAACAGATCAGCTATCAATTCAAAAATCCTTAACTGAAGAGGAAATAAAAGCTACTGAAGCACAGACTCGCGGTGTAACGATAGAGGGTAAATTAGCCAATCTGGATCTACAAAAAGTTTCAAATGCTAAGAAACTAAGAAAAGTGATAGAAAGACAACAACAAGCACAGACAGCCTTCAATAATAAGAAGCAAGAAGATAAGGGAGAAGCAAAAGAAGCCCTTGATGTAGCAAATCGAGACTTAAGACTAGCAAGAGCACAGTTTAATGTTCAGAATGATAAAGTGATTGCAAAACAAGAAGAATTAAGACTTGAAAAAGAGTTGCTCGCATTAAAAATACAGGAGATGAATTTAGCCAATAAAAATAGAGGTCTTCAAGCACAAATAGACTTGGAAACACAGACAGGAGGCGGGGGTTTTCAATCTGCTCAAAGTATTCGAGCCATGACACAGACAAAGCTAGAAAACGAAGTAGAAGCCGCAAAAGTAAGAGCCAAAGCCGCAGCCGCAGCCTTTGACAAGGCATACAAAGAAAAATTTAATGAACTCGAAGGAGAGGCGTTCAGACAGGGAAAAGATGTAACGAATTTAGATCTAGTTGAGGGTCTGGAGAACCAAGCGGAGGCATCAACAAGAAATAGTCTAGGAGACCGCGTTAATGTTGCTGAAGCTGACGTAACAAACACAACAAATGCGTTAACTGCCCATAAAGAAACTTTTTCAACAATGATGAAGACAAATGCAGCTAGAATTGAGGGACTTAATTATCAAACTCAAAATTTTGCAATGACAAAAGAAGCAGAACTAGTAAACCAAAGAATACTTGAACTCAGAAGTAAGGGAGTAGATGTATCAGAAGAGCAAAGAGACGTAATGCTTCAGCAAGCCCAACAAGAAGTAGATATAGAAAGAAACTTACAGAATATGCAAGGCTTACGAGACACCTTAAAGCAAGGCATGACTGGGGCTTTTGAAAGTATGATTACAGGTGCCAAGAGTGCAAAAGAGGCTTTTGCTGACATGGCAAAATCAATGCTCATGTATTTAGCAAAGATAATCGCTCAAGAACTTGCACTGAAAGCTATTCGATCGCTGTTTGGAGGATTCTTTGCAGACGGTGGTGTATCTATGGCCTCAGGTGGTATTACTTCCATGGATAAGAAGAAACAATATGCAGGAGGGGGGTATACTTCTCCGTTAAGAAATTATAGTCGTGGAGGAATGGCAAGAGGCCCGCAACAAGGATATAATGCTGTACTTCATGGAAACGAAGCTGTAGTGCCCCTTCCTGATAACCGTCATATCCCTGTAGAAATGAGCGGAAGCATGGGACAACAGAACAATGTAACAGTTAATGTAAATATGGATAACTCTGGAGGATCACAAACTTCAAGTCAGTCTAATGGTCAGAATGCGGAAAGAATGGGAGCGTTACTTGCAAAGGCTGTTCAAGATGAGTTACACAACCAAAAACGTTCGGGTGGAATACTTAGCCCTTATGGAGCAACATAATGGCAATAGGATTTATAGCTTCAGGTAAATTATTTATACCCGACAAAACTCTTGCTCGAAACCAAGCCCCTCGTGTTCGTAGACAGGTCTTTGGTGATGGGTATGAGCAAAGACTCGCAGAAGGTATAAATAATATAGTTGACACTTTTCAAGTGAGTTTTGTAAACAAACCAAAGTTAGATGCAGACGATCTCGTAGCTTTTTTAGAGACGCAAGCAGGGGTAACTGCCTTTGATTTTACGTATCCCGATACAAATTCTACTTCGACAACTACTTCTGTTCTTGCTTCGGGTCCTACAGACAGTTTAACTCTGCAAATTACTTCTGCAAACTTTGACATTTCTGTAGGTTCAACAGTTACAGGAACAGGCGTGGATGGAACTCCCAAAGTTACAGAAAATCAAGCTCCTACAGCAACCATAATTGTTGATACAGAGCAAACAATTAGTAATAGTGTTACTCTAACTTTTACGAACCCAAACGAAAGAAAAATAAAAGTTGTATGTGAGAATTGGACAGTAAACTACTCTAACTCTGATCATTACAATATACAAACACAATTTAGAAGGGTATATGAGCCATGAGCGAAGATTTAGCAGTAGATATTGCAAAACAAGAGATTAATAGTGGCTACCTAGAATTTTTCGAATTACAAATAGGAGTGGATTCTGTTAGTAATAATACTACTAATATCTTGTATTTTCACGACGGAAAAAACGATAATTCAGACGATATAACTTACGACGGCAAAACTTATATAGCCCTTCCAATTCTTTTAACAGGAGTTGAGATAACAGGGGACGGTGCAATAGCAAGACCCACTATTACCATAGCCAATGTAGAGTCTTTGATAAAAGCAGGCTCTAAGTTTAAAACACAAATGGAAGATGGGACATGGAACTCTAAAGTTGATGGTGAACCAGTAGTAGCATCTACTTTTAAATTGGACGATTTAGTGGGCTCAACCTTGACTCGAAGAAAAACTTTAGAAAAATACTTAAGCAGTCCTACTATTGAGTTCCCAAGAGATGTCTACATCGTTGATAGGATACAGCAAAAAACAAACTTATTTGTTACTCTTGAACTTGCTGCTCCCTTTGACCTATCAGGTTTTAGAGTGCCCTCAAGAACAGTAGTTGGAAAATATTGTGGTTGGCAGTATCAAGCCGCACGGTCAGAAATAATAGCTTCTGACAGGAGAGGTGCTTGTGTATGGAAACAAAATAACCAAATAAATGATGGAACCAGCTCTTATAATCTTTTTGTAAATGAGCATGATGAGCCTATACTGCAACTTTCATCTTTGGGAACAGTAAATGCTTGGTCTAATTCAACTTCATATGCTTTGGATGCTTTTGTTACTAAAAATAACATATATTACCAGTCAAAAGCTGCTTCTAATCAAGGTAATGACCCAGAAGCAGGAGAAGTATTCTGGAGAATAGTAAGAGTTTATACAACATGGTCAAGCGGGCAAAGTTATACTATAAATACCACAGATCCTAAACGTAACTCAATAGTTTTAAAAGATGGGCTCGTTTGGAGGGCAACAGTAGCACACACTTCAACTAATGACAATGCTCCAGAAGGAGGTGCTGCATTTTGGGTGAGAGCAGATACGTGTGGTAAATTATTACAATCTTGTAAGTTAAGGTACCAAGCAATAGGTGCAACAACTGCAACAGGAAATGCTTTTATACCCTCAACTGAACTAGCAACTAAAGCAATTTTACCTTTTGGAGCGTTTCCAGGAACAAGGAAGTTTAGATAGTTGAATTTTTTAGAAGAAATACGAAGCCATTTCGAGAAAGAATACCCAAGAGAAGGATGTGGTATACTCTCGGTAGTAAAGGGGGAACAAAGGTGGTTTCCTTGCACAAATATAGCAGAAGAAAACAACCACTTTATAATAGATACTAAAGAGTATCTGAAAATTGCAAGAACATCCGACATTATAGGAATAGTACATAGCCACCCCGATCAGCCTTCAGAAGCCAGTGAGTTAGATATCAATAATTGTAATGCAATGGGGAAAAAGTTTTACATATTCAGCTATCCTAGTATGGATCTCACGGTCATAGAGCCAGAGATAAATACTGCTGATCTTTTTGGTAGAGAATATGAATTTGGTAAGGCAGACTGTTTTGAGGCAATGAGAGATTACTTATTAACTCAAAATATTGAACTTCCTCCAAGAGCGATGTTTGTAGAGGATTACTGGGACAAGGGAATAGATTACTTTTACGAAGACATGATAAAAAACTGGGGAGGACACCCTGTAGATATGCAAACTGATTTACAGGTAAATGATGTTTTAATTTTTAAAGTTTTTTCAGAGATAAACAACCACTGTGGAGTTTATTTAGGCAATGATATATTTTATCACCATGCAGAGAATCAGCTTTCTTGTAGAGAAGGTATTTACCCAAAGTGGCACAAATGGTTAGTAGGAGCTTATAGATATGCAGCGTAATGTATACATAGAAGGAGAAATGGGCCGTCTTTTTGGAGAAAAGATGACTATAAATGCTCCCACAGTAAGAGACGTTTTTAAAGTAATAGAAGTTAATAACTCATCTTTAAAAAAGTATTTATTAGATTGTCATGAAAAAGGAATAGGATTCGCAATAGATGTTGCAGGAGAAGAAATAGAGTATGAAGAAGAATTGCTTCTACCTTTACACAAGGGAGATGTTACGATTACTCCTGTCGCAGAAGGGGCAGGCGGCGGTTTTAAGAAAATACTAGCCGCGTTAGCTATAGCTGCTCTTGTAATTTTTACTGCAGGAGCTGCGGCACCTGGAATGGCAGGTACTTTGGGAGGAATTTTTGGAACTCAAGCTGGTATGGTAGCAGGTGCAGGCTTTTTAGGGTCTAGTATAGCCTTCTCCACCTTTGGCTATATAGCATTAGGTTTATCTGTTTCTCTTGCATTATCTGGATTGATGGAGGCGATGTCTCCTGACCCTTCGGTTGATGCAGACCAAGAAGAATCTTATTTATTTAATGGACAGGAACAGAATATTATTGAAGGAGACCCTGTTCCCGTTCTATATGGGAAACTAGAAGTACCGGGCCAGCCTATAAATTTTGAGCTTTCTAATTTTGCTCCTGACTCAAATAGTAGCGGGCCTTTTCAAGAAGGACTTGACGGGGACACAGAAATGGAAAATATTACAAACTCAGGTGCAGCTATTGGATCTTCTTTCTTCGGGGTAAATTCAGGATGAGTACACAAGCAGGATTAACAGCACGAGATAGAAGAAAATCATCTTTTGGAAACGATGTGCTTTCACAAGCAACATCAACTTCTGACCGTCAAAACATTATTTTAGCTGAGATAATATCAGAAGGAGAGATACAAGGCCTTGCAGAAGGCGGATCTAGTATCTTTTTAAATGGAGACCCCCTTTTTGATATTGGAGAGGCACCCTTTATTCCTACCAGTACTACTACGGCATCTTGTTCAAACAACAGCACCGCAGTTACTTTAACTAGCTCAGTTTCTCAAACCAAAACAGATGAAGACGGAGACTTATTTTTAGGTGTAAAAGACGTTCTTGAAGGAACAGTAGAATTATCTAGTGTAGGTTCAAGCCTGGATCAAGGACAATCATATAGTTGGGGTATGATCGCAACAATGACTGCTACAAGCAGCATTTTTCAAAATACAATGATTCATGACCCAAGTGAATATGGAATGATAAGTGCGAAAAATTTAGCACATGGAGATGCTCTCATTGAGCTCACTCTGTCTCACAGTAGACAAAAACTAGTAGGATATGTGACTACTTTTACAAGCGGCACAGTAATTCAGTGGAAAACAAATAAACTGTCTGGAAGAGAAAATTATCTTCATGCAGAGGATACGGCAAGTGGAAATAGCCATAAAATTAAAATTACTGTCTTTTACAAAGTTGCTGCAATTAGCGGAACGAGTGTAACTCTTGCTTCCGCATCTACTCTTGCTTTTAGCGGTAAAAATATATATTTTCAAGGGCCCATTAATGCTCCGGGTCTCCAGCAAAATAAAAAATACCCAGGTTCTACTTATGAGTTTAGAACAGGAACTATTGCGCAGAGTCCTTTAGGTGGGATTATTGGAGAGGGTAATACTTCAATTCCTTTAAACATACCTTCTGGGGACCTTGAAAAAGATACTGCAAAAACTATAAGTTCCGATGCATTAACAGGAGGGCAGAAAAGAGAAGTTGATAGAGTTCGAGTTCTACTTTCTTACCCTCAAGGATTTTATGCTTATGATGAAAGCAATGGTAGAGACCATACTATAGGTATAGCATATAGAGTTGAAGTTGGCATAAATAGAGGCTCTGGATTTACTTTCGTCTCTGCAGGGGGGCCAAACGAGCCAAGTGACAGAGTAAGTGGTATAGGTACTGCTACTGAAAATCTTATGGCTCATGCAGGGCAAGTAAAAACCGCCCAAACTTTAGAATTTAATGTAGATTTAGCACCTTTTCAGCCTTTTACTGACTTTTCAATAAGAATTACTCGTATAACAAATCATGATGGCAGGCCTAATCGAGGACTTAATAGAGGAACGGGACATGAAGGAAGCTTAAGTAACTTCCCTGTAGAAGACAAGTGGAAACATATTTCTACATCAGTTATAATGTCTGCAAGTGCAATACTTACAGAAAGGCTAAACTTTCCGCATACTTCCGTTGCAGCTTTATCTTTTAACTCAAAACAATTTCCTAGCCTTCCTCGTCGTTCTTATGAGGTAAAAGGTCTTAAAGTAAGTGTCCCTTCAAACTACATAACAAGGGATGAAAACACTACCGCAGCTGGTAGAACGGTAGATGGGGTGGTATACCCAGCAGAAACCGTAGCATTATATAGTAGGCACGTAACTACTGGGGTACCGCAAGTTGATGGGAGTGGAAATCCGGCAGCTCAAGCGTGGGATGGAAATCTTAGGGCTGATAAAGTTTATACAAATAATCCTGC